CCGATTATGAAGGGCGACCTGTTCATCGGCTTCATCATGCTCGAATGGTTCGATGCGGACAAGACCCCCACCAAGGAGTCCCCCCTTGAGGACACATTCAGGCAGTCGAGGGACTACATCGAACTCGAACTCGCATTGAGGTGACGCATGGCGAAGATCACGAACACCTCCATCGACCTAGACATCAACTTCGACCGCAACCCCCTGTCGGGAGATGTCTCCCTTCGGCGGGACGAGGAGGCGATCAAGAGGTCGCTGAGGAACCTCATCCTCATCAAGCGCAACGAGAAGCCGTTCCACCCCGAGATTCATTCGGGCGTTCAGGACATGCTGTTCGAGTTGGTCGATCCCCTGTCCGTTGTCGAGGCGAAGAAGCGCATATCGGACATGATCCGCAACTACGAACCCCGTGTGAACACGGCGATCATAGATGTGGCGGATGTGATAGATAGGAATGAGGTTCGGATAACCATCCACTTCACGATCAAGGACATTCAGAAGGTCTTCTCGACCACCGTTGCGCTAGAGAGGCTGCGATGAGCAATACTTCCAACACTCCAATCGAAACGCTCGGATTCGACGAGATCAAGACGAATCTGAAGGAATACCTGCGTGGTCAGGAGCAGTTCAAGGACTATGACTTCGAGGGATCAGCCCTCAACATCATCCTCGACCTCCTCGCCTACAACACGCACTATCAGGCTTTCTATGCCAACATGGCGGCGAACGAATCGTTCCTCGACTCGGCGGTCATCCGACAGTCCGTGGTCAGCCTCGCCAAGCACCTCAACTACACCCCGAGGAGCAAGAAGGCGGCTCAACTGATCGTAGATGTGGTTATGACACCAGGCAATCTTGAGGACGCATTCACGCAGAGCGTCATCCAAGGTCGTCAGTTCCTTGAGCGTGGAACCGTCTTCCGAGGCAAGGACACGGAAGGCAAGACGGTCAACTTCGTCAACCTCGACACCTACAGGGCTGTCCGCAGCGGCGGCGAGAACATCGTCAAGTCGGTCACCCTGTCCCAAGGCTACCTCAAGCAGATTTCCTTCGTCGCAAACACGCAGGGAGGCACGAATGCAGTCTTTGCGGTCCCCGACACGAGCGTGGACATCGACACGATCTCGGTGTTCGTGCAGCGTTCGCAGACCGACAGCACGGGTGCCACCGAATTGTGGAGCCGTGCCACGGATGTGAACAAGTTGAACGGAACCTCGCCCGTGTTCTTCGTGCAGGAGAGCCGTGACGGGCTGTGGGAACTGTATTTCGGTGACGGATTCATCGGTCGGGCGATTGAGAACGGCAACATCGTGACCGTCCGATACCTCGTGACGAACGGCAGCACGGGCAACGGAATCGGTTTCAACGAAACCACGACCAAGAGGGCTATAACCTGTAGCGACGGCAGGGTCACGGACGGCGGCGAAGTCCGCATTCAGACCGATGCGAACGGCAAGGTTCAGGTGTCGTTCGGCGGCGAGGATGCGGAGGCGACCGACAGCATCCGCTTCTACGCACCTCGCAACTATCAGGCGCAGGACAGGGCTGTGACCGCCGACGACTACAAGGCGATCCTCGGGCGGGAGTACTCGCAGCGGGCTGACTCGTTCTTCATTTGGGGCGGCGAGGAGAACGATCCCCCGCAGTATGGCAAGGTGTACATCTCCATCAAGCCGAAGGTCGGTACGAGGCTCTCGTCTGCGGAGAAACAGGCGATTGAGCGCAGCATCCTCGGTGAACGGAACCTAGTCACGATCACCCCCGAGGTGGTCGATCCCGACATCCTCTACATCGACCCCACCGTGACGGTCTACTACGACGAGGCGAAGACCACCCTGAACAAGGAGGGTGTCGAGTCTAGGGTCACGGAGATCATCAAGGGGTTCTCGACCTCGTATCTCGGACTCTTCAGCCGCAACTTCAGGCTGTCGAAGTTCTCGTCCGCAATCGACGGCTCCTCGCCCGCCATCAACTCGAACAGCACGGAGATCATGCTCGGCAAGCGGTTCGAGCCGAATCTTGGTCGGTCTGCGCCGTACACGATCAAGTACGACAACCCGCTCCTGCATCCGATCAGCGGATACACCCCGATCCTTTCGAGCGAGGTGTTCGGGTATGCGGACAGCACCTCCACCGCCACGACGAAGCCCATGGTCGATGCGTATCTCGACGACGATGGCTATGGGAACATCCGCATCTACAAGCAGGTCGGCACGACCAAGGTCTATCTGTCCCGCAACACGGGCAGCATCGACTACGAGATGGGGACGCTCTCGCTGCGGGCATTCAAGCCCGAATCGCTAGGAAACGGGAAGACCGATCTCCTGATCACGGTGTCTCCCCGCACGAAGGACATCTTCGCCCGCCGCAATCAGATCATCGTCATCGACGAGGATGCCATCGCCGTCACGGCGGTGCCCGAGAAGACGATCATAGATAACAATGCAAGCGATTCCGCCTTCAATCGGTAATCGCAGGGGGCGGAAATGAGCATCGACGGTGATCGGCAACTCTCGCAGTTCGTCCCCGACAGACTCCCTGAGTTTGTGCGGGTCGATCACCCCACGCTAGTTTCGTTTCTCTCCGCCTACTACGAGTGGTTGGGGCTGAGGCGAAACGAGGGCAAGATCGTCTCCCCGCTCGACATGCAGGGAATAGCGGACATCGACCGCACCCTTGATCAGTTCGTGGAGCAGTTCAAGGCGCAGTTCCTTCTCGACTTCCCCGAATCCCTTGCCGTCGATCCGACCACGGGCAACGGGGTCGATCCCCGCAGATTGATCAAGAACATCCGTCAGTTCTACCTCGCCAAGGGCACAGAGAAGTCATACGAATTCCTGTTCCGCATCCTGTACGACACCTCGGTCGAGTTCTACTACCCCAAGAAGGACATCCTGCGGCTCTCCTCGGGACGGTGGACGCAGAACAACTACCTCCGCATCTCGAACTCGCTCGGTGACCGCATCTTCCGTGCGGCGGGCAACAACATCGTGCAGCGGAACGCAAGCGGACAGATTCTCGCCACCGCCCGTTGCGTCGATGTCAGCGTGTATCAGGTCGGAAACTTCGATGTAGCCGAACTTCTGATATCGAACCGAAACGGCACATTCCAAGCGGGAAACCTCGGCATCGAATTCACGGACGGGTCGGAAACCCTCCGTGAGGTGAAGGTCTACAGCCTCATTTCGTCGGTCACGATAACGGACGGAGGTTCGGACTATCAGGTGAGCGAGAGGGTGACTTTCACCCCCGCAGCGGGCGACAGCGGACAGCGTGGAACGGGAACGGTCACCGAGGTCGATAGCGTCGGCAGCGTCCGAAAGATCACGATTGAGGATTACGGCATCAACTACGAGACTGCGCCGAGCGTGTCCATCGTGTCTTTGAAGGGAACGGGGTTCTCGGGCACGGTGACGGTCGGTGCCTTGGCGCAGTCCGTGGGTTTCTATGCGAACAACGATGGTCGGCTCTCGACCAACAAGGTGCTTCAGGATAACCACTACTATCAGAATTGGTCGTATGTCCTGAAGAGCGAGGTCGTGATCGACCGATACCGTGAGATCGTGCGGCGGCTCATCCACCCCGTGGGCACGGCGATGTTCGGTTCGATCCTCATCAAGCGATGCAGCCATGCGGATTTGGCGAACGCATCGGCTATCGTTTCCTACGAGGTGCCGATCATCGGGCACTATCTCCCGTACACATTCCAAACCTTCGATGACCTGTCCACATGGTTTATGACGGGCGTGACAGGCGGCATGACTGCGGCGGGCTACAGCCCCGCAGCGCACGATCCGTTCATCCGTGGGGCAGGTGACGGATACGCCGTGATCGGCAATCCGATCTCGAACAACATCCCGTTCGGTGCGACCGATGGCGGCGTATTCGGACTGACGGGCTTTCAGAATGCCGACCCGTTTTGGATCATCTACGAGCATCCGAACCGCAAGGTCAGCCGAGAGAGCCACATTGCTAAGATTTGGAACACGCAACTCACCGACTTTCAGACTTGGGGGGAATGGACATTCGCCCGTGATCCCGATGGTCAGGCGAGGATGGACGAGTGGATCGCCATGCTTGCGGGAACCACCGCTGCGGACGGCACGGAGGCGGCTTGCTGCGGATCGTGCTGCCGTGGCGAACTCTACAGGGAACCCTACGACTTCAAGTACGCCCTCCTCGACTACGACGAGAACTCGCAGTTCAGGAAACTGACGGCAAGGTCGTTCTTCACGATGAAGACGGGGCAGGAGTTCGACTGCCGTGAGGAGTCGTTCGCCTCCCCCGTACTCCCGCAGTTCTCAATGATCGCCCCGACATCGGGATCGACCTTGAACAATCCCACGGTTCCCGAGGGGACGCTGCCGAGCGACTATGGGTTCTTCCGAAACGCCATCGTGAGGTTCAATGTGACCAACGAAGGCAATCTCTCGCTTCCCCAAGTCGGCGCAAGCCAAATCCGAGCGACCTTGGACAATAGGACTGTCATCACCACGAGCCTGAATGCCAGGAGCGTGTCGTTCCCGAATGTATCGAACGGTCTTCACACGCTCCGATTGGAGTTCATCGACTCTATGGGTCGCTTGGTCAGCGGGACGCAGACCGTGGTCATCTTCGGATACGAGTTCGTGCCGCCATCCTGACGGCTACATCTAAATAACAAGCAATGCCAGGCTCATGCGACCCATTCCGTCAGAACCACAAGCGGCTCGTTGCCGACACGCTGTTCTCCGTCTACGGGGACACCGACGACAAGAACCTGTTCCTTTCCATCGGCAAGGTCACCCAATGGAGCGGGTTGGGGACGGATCAGAATCCCCCTGCAAGCGTTGATAGCGTCAGAGATGACACCGACCTGTGGCGTGGTCTGTTCGCACACAAGCGCATCGACCGCTCGGATGTCTCGCTTGTGGTGCGGAGGTACGATTGGACACCGTCCGTGGTCTACACGGCGTACAGGGACGACCTCGACCTTTTCGACGACTTCGATCCCGCCCCCTTCTATGTCCTCGTTGACGAGGAGAGGGTCTACAAGTGCATCGACAACGCCAATGGTGCGGCATCGCTCGTCGCACCTACCCACACGGACAGTCAGATCCGCAAGTTGTCCGATGGCTACCGATGGAAGTTCCTGTACCAAATCCCCGAGTCGAAGCGGGACTTCCTGACGAAGACGCAGGGCGACAGCATCGGCTACATGCCCGTCGAGTTCGTGGACTACCTGCGTCTCAACGACGAGCGCATCCTCCAATGGAATGTGCAACAGGCGGCGGTTGACGGCGAGATCGCCTTCATCAAGATCGACCCCGATGTGCAGCCATTCGTGGTGTCCGACTCGTGCATTTTCCCTAGTGCGACCAACACCGTCGTCACCAATGTGCCCGTGGGTGCAACGGGACTGACGATGACCTCTCCGAGCCTCATCCTGAAGCCTGAGTACTACAACGACATGGTGCTGTCCATCGACAGCGGAAATGGGCAGGGTCAGCGGAGGAGGATCACATCGTTCACCCCATCGGGTGTGGGTGGTGCGGCATTCGTCTCCGTGGATTCGCCGTTCTCCGTCAGCCTCTCGGGCGGCGGCTATCCAAGCACCTTCTCCATCGTGCCCAACATCACGGTGGTGGGCGACGGAACCTCA